TACCTCTGTCTATGTTCTGGGCCATGTAAAGGATTAGAATCTAATTGTTCTTTTAATTTTTCATTTTCTTCAGACAATTCTTTATTCCTTTTCAATACACCATAATATGCTTTTGTAAGTTCAGAAATATCCATCATTAAAATTTCCTTTTCTGTTTTTGGTTTTTTTGCTCTTTCTTCTTTTAATCTTTTTTTACTATAACTTTTTGCTTCTTGCCATTTAGGACTCTGTTTTAATTTCCAAAGCATCCAATCATAGTATCGTTCTGGCTCTGGGCCGATGTCATCTTGAACCATTGAGGTATCTCCTTATTCTTCCAAGTCGCAAAACTTTCTTTCTCATTTATATAGTAGTTGCGATAAGCCTTGATTGGATTACCTTTAACCTTACAGTAATCAGGCATACATTGTGGTATTTCTGTTCTCTTTACACATGGAATATTTAAAGGTGGCCTCATTAAAAATACAGATGGTTTACTTGCACCATGTATTTTACCATAACGATTTGTAAACTCTGCAAGTGTGGCCATGTATAATTTAAACATCTGATAATAATTCTCTATAGATTCACGAACCCATATTGCAGATGGATGATTAATATGAGAAGCTTTGTATAATATATCTTCTCTTTCATCATCTAATCTCCATCTTTTAATATTACGACCATTTGCAGTTTTACCTAGATACATTTCTCCATCTAGTAATCTATGTGCCGTAGATAAAAGTTGTGCATACTCAATAGGCATCTTGACTATATGTTTGTCAATATGCCACTTTGCATTTTGTATAGGATTTTCATGTAAGTAAAATATATTCATCTTTTAAAAAACCTTGATGCTATACCAATAGGGCCTTTCAACCCATCATATGTTTTATTAATAAAATCTATATGTCTATCTAATTTTTCTAACCTCGCATATAAACCACTAACTTGATTAGATAAATTATCTATTTTGTTTTCAAGTCTTAGTAGTTGTTCTTTTTCTTGTTTGGTCATTTTTCCCACCTATAAAAAATATGGTCACCAATTTCTGTTGTCTTGGTTTTAGATTTTTTCCAAGCAGGAGATACATAATCTGCATGATAATGTGTTGCACCATCTGTTATATCTAATAGACTAACGCCTGGTATTAATATCATAGAAGAAAAATCTTTTATCTTTTTATACAACCTTTTATCTTTTTTGTGGACAACATCTTTCTTACCATCACAATACCATGAAAATTGACACTTATGTTTTAAAGGGTAGTATTTACCATTCTTTTTCCAAGACTCCCTTGTAGGCCCTTGTTTAACGACTTCACAGACAGTATTAGGAAACCTTTTATCTTTTACTCTATTTAATGTAACTGATGCAACTGCACTCCAACCAGCAGTTCCTTGATTCCTTGCTTCAAAATAAATGTTATCTGCCATACAAGTTGTTTGTATTTCTCTGTCATTATTTTTAAATGCATCTGCTTTAGATATTGGTAATTCTGCTGGTGCAGATGTAACAATACCCATGAGAACTAACATCTCTGATAAACTAAGCATTTTTATACTCCTTTAGTAAAACCTCTTGCATATGATAAGCTTCTTTTTCCCAAGGCAAATTTAAATAGTCTATACCAATATAAACCTCACCTTTCCACATTTTTTCAATACCTTTCATTTCTTTTAGTTCGCCTTTGAATTGTTGTTTTACATGAACTAACTCATGTAGAACACAAGTAATGAAATCATCGCCTTCTAATCTTTTATCAATTTGAATATGAGAACAATTTTTATCAATCTCCATACACCAGCCTTGAACTTTCTCTGGTATTTTACAAAGGTCAATCTCAATATTAAAAGACTTAAATCTTTTAAAATACTTTTCACAGAACCACCAAGTGATATCCTCAATTAACCACCTTTGTTTTTTTGTTCCACCATATACTAAAACAAATTTGTCCACTATGAACTCCACACCATTTTGTTGGGGAAGTTTTCATAGATAGCAAACTCAAAACCAGTTTTCTTACCTGCCTTTATAGCCTGTTCTAAAGTTTTATAACAACCACAAACATAACCAAAATTTATTAAAAACACATCAAACTTATACATAACAATCTCTCCTATTAACTAAAATGGTCGCCAGTTTGAATATCAAAAATTTCTTTTTCTGCAATCTCAATAACCATTGATGTATTACCATGTTCTTTGATTACAGCATTTAAGACATCTTGTTTAGTTCCGTTTTCATCAATGAAAAGACCATTTTCATCAAAGAACTCCCAAACTGTTTCTTGAACACCTAATATAAAATCTTTTAATCTACTCATAATTAACCTCTCATTTCTATTGCATTATTAAAAAAAGTTTTTGCACCATCATCAGTAGCAAAACCAGCTTCAGTAGCAAAATCCATACTACTTGTAAACATCACTTCACCAAAAACCTTTTTGGTATCTAAAATATATGCAAGCATCTTTGGAGTCTTTGCAAACCCAACTTTGTTACCAGCACCGATATAAACACCGATACCACCATTTTGGGCATCTATAAAAACTGTTTTATTCATATTTTTCTCTCTTTCTCTTTGATTATGTATATACTATAACATGAAAAGGGGGGTCTGTCAACCCCCCTTAAAATTCCCTTTGATTTCAATGACTTAACTATTCACATTTCTCATCATATAAGCGAATCATTGCGAATCGTGGGAAAGTGATTCGGTGGCTTTTTGATGATGAGAGAGAGAGGTGCCAACCGAACCAAACCATTAATCCATACAACCTTTCATCAAACCCTCTGTGGCACATGGATCTTCTATGTAACCAACAATTAATATACAGACAACAATACCTACAATACAAATAAAATCTTTCATTAGAAACTCACTTGTGCAATTTTAGTAGAAACTCTACGAACATTCTTATCAACAGAATTGTTCATCTTGTTAAAGAAGTTAGTTGCCTTTTGCAAATTCTTAATTCCAAAGTAGCGTGTATGCACACTACCATCTTTGTATTCAACTGCTATTGCATAACCTTTATTTAAAATGTTTTTCATAATCTCTCTCCTACAAATATAAAGGGCCAGTCCATTGAATATTGAACCCACCATCTAAAACATTACCTCTTGGTGCATTTCTAGCAGGTTTACTAAAACCAGCAGCCTTCAAAATATCACCTCTTTTAAACTTTGCATCATCATCAGTATTAACAACAAATCCCCAAACTTGACCCATTTTACCATTATAGATACCATTATAGTAAGATTTTCTACCTATCTTGATATATTTCTGTCCGACTTTAACTATAAAATCATTCCTAAAATCATCAGATGTCCTAAAAGTTGGAGACAAATTGTCTGCCAGAAATGCTTTTGAGTAGTCATGGGCAGCTGCATCTAACATATTATTAATACCATCATCAATACTATTAAACTTTTTATTAACTTGAACACTCATTTTTTTCTCTCTTTCTCAATGTTACTACTCATAGTAACAGAAGATTTACTATATGTCAAGTCCCTTTGTAAGTCATTGTTTTCATTAGATTTTTCAAACACATCTTTTTGTTCTTCTTGCGAATCGTGGGAATCCCTTGATTCTTTAGGTATTGGCCAAGTTTGTGCTTTTCTTCTAGTTGAGTTTATAACTCTTTGAATAGGTGTTATCCTCACTCTGCAACTAATCCACTTGCAGAACGACTTGCTTGTGGATACCTATCTGGTTCTGGTTTCATAAAGTTATCATTCCAACCAAAGGCCTCTTTGACTACAGCCGCAGACAACCCTTTATAGTGTTGATGTAACTTTTTATCTTTTGCACGAACTAATAGTTTTGCTTCACTTTCATGTAATCCCTCTAACATCTGAAAAAACATATTTTCTTTTTGATGTTGTTTTGTTACATTATCTGCACCCTTAATAAATCTCCAAAGTTTTTTTGCTTCCATTTGAAGAACAGTATGTTCTGTTCCAGCAGGTGCATCATTAGGTGTATAAGGAACTTCACCCTCTGGCATCACCCATTCTTTTGTTGGGTCAAATGATGCTTTAAGTAACATTCTTAATGAGTCTGTATTATGTTCTCTAAGAATTGCAACCTTTTGTGATTTAGTTTTTGCTTTATGCACTTTATCCAATACTTCTGAAAAAAGTAATGTGTAAGTTTGTTCTGCCATTTTAAAAATCTCCTATTGATTCTATAAGTTCTTTTAATCTTGATTGTATAAAATAATTTAATATTTTACTTCTATCTCCACAAGGTGCTTCACAAAAGTCTACCATAATCTCTTTTTCAAGAGCCTCTGGAACATTATCCAAGTTGATAAGTTTATCATTTCTTTGGTAGTTTCTTTTGACTTCATCTTGTAAATCATCTATATGTATATCCAACCAAGTTTCAATCTTTTTTCTTCCTAAAGGTCTTTGTCTTAATCCATCAACAAATGTGTTATCAGGCGATAGAACATTCGGCACTCCATCACCAGAATCACCTTTAAGTATGTGTTCTTTTATATAGGTGGTTGGATTATGTCCATTTACATACTTCTTGAGTATAGGACTATATTGTTGAACATTGGGATATTTTTGTAACTGAATAAAATCTTTATCACCAGACACAATCATAATTTTTTCATTTTGAAAGTTTTTACATAAAGTTGCAATAATATCATCAGCCTCTGCACCATAAATTTCCATATATTTGTATGGTAAATTTTCTTTAAACTCTGCTTTAATTTTATTCAAACAATTAAATATAGAATCCCAATCTTTACTATCTTTTTCTCTTCCTTTTTTTCTACCAGCTTTATAATTTGGAAAGTAATCTCTTCTCCAATAATGTTTAGAATCATAGGTAAGAACTATTTCTCCAAACTCTTGATGAAAATCTGTTCTATACATACGAATAGAATTTAGTATCATGTGTCTAACTAAATCTTCTCTAACTTCATCACTCTTTCGCATATTCAAATCCATCATTAGACTTGCTAATGAGATTTGATTCATATCCATAATAATCATTAAACTTTTTTCCTCGCTTCAATTTGTGCATCTGTAACAAAGTATGCATTGAAACTCATACTTCGTCTTTCGCCATCACAATAAAAAGGATAAACAGTATGTTTCAACCAAGATGGAAAAACAATCATCATACCAACTTCAGGCTTAAACATAAGAGTATCACTTCTCATATCAGATGGTTCTCCATAACTAAATTCAATTAATCCACTAGCAGGATAATGGTCTTTTACTTCTTCGTTAAAATGGTCTTGCATACCCTCTGGTAATTTCAAATAACAAACACCACTAAAGTTACCACTATGTTTATGCCAAGGATTATATTCATTTTTATATTGACTTACTATCCAAGATTGAGCAAGATGAATATTATCAATAGTTGGATTATCTCCACCACCTTGTTTTCTCCACTCGTAAGCTCTATTATTTTCAATCATGTTTTTAAGATATCCAACACAAGCACCCTTAATAATATTACTCATGTAATTTCTATCTTCTGCTTCTGATACTGGTATTCTAACTTCTTTAGAAACTTTACCTACAAGGTTATCGGAAAAATCAAACTTCTTTGATAATCCATCATCAGGCAATACTGCATCACCAGATGTATTTACAATATCAAGAAATTTCTGTGGGACTTTAAATTCTAAAATAGTTGGACTAAATGGTGTATGAACTCTTACCTCATCTTCACTCTGCAATTTTCTTAAATCAAACTTTTCTTTTTCATTCATCTTTTTTTCCCTTATCAATTTCAGATTGCACTTTTATATACTGATTTAATTTATCAACTATTTCAATATCAAATGAAGCATACAATTCCTCTGTTTTTTCTTTTTTCAAAACCATTATAGTTTTCATTATTTTAGCTAATTCATGTTTATATCCCAAATGTCTAAACAATATTGCTCTTACAGTTTCATTAAGAAATCCAATCTCTCTACAAAACTCATCACTTTTAATTTCACAACCATTTTCTGCAAGTCCATGTATTAAAGGTATCATAACTGACTCTGCAACATCATCTATAAAAACCATATCTTGTTGCACTTTTTCAGTTTGAGTTTTTGACACTCGTTTAGCCTTTTTCCAAGGCCCTTTAATTACATTCCCTTTGGAACTATCGTCTGCCATTTTACCTTTTTCTCCCCATAAGGCCCATAGTAATCATCACAATAATCACCATGTTTTAAATAATGATTTAGATGTCTAATATAACCCTCTGCACTATGATACTTTGCTTTCGCACCCTTAACTTCTTTTCTCATCTCATATCTGATACTAGACATTACTTCTTTTTGAGATTTAATCCAACTTTTTACATTCTTTGCTGATCTCCAATGATCGTCATCTAATGCAAGAACTGAATAATGTATTGATTCATTCTTTGCTGGTTTTCTTGCAGCCCTTGCCTTTTCAAGTCTTTCTGCAGCTGCAACCTTTTGTTCTTCTGTCATGGGTTTTCTTTTCTTTTTAGTTTTTGGTGCAACCCACCCATCATTAATAGTTCTCGCAATAATTTTCTTTTTAGTCATTAGGCCATAATCCTTGTTCTTTAAGTTTTTCAATTTTCTTTAACCATCTTCTTCTACCAGCAGCTCGTTGAAGTCTTTTCTTTTCACCTCTACTTCTAAAAGAAGTTCTCTCTCGCATTTCGTTGAAGATGCCTTCATTCTGCATACGTTTTTTTAAAACTCGCATTGCACCATTAAGGTCATCTCCACGAACCATCACTTTTAATCCAACAAGAGATTTTTCTCTACGATATTTTTTCATTTATTTTCTTTTCTATCGTAGATAATGATTTATCATTATCTTCTTTTTTAGATTTATCTACCTCTTTTTCTAACTCTTTAAAAGCATTTGTAGATTTAATTTTTGAATAGACCATTCTATCTTTCATAAGACGATTCATAATAATCTTACGAGCTTCTTTATCAGAATACTCTAACAATACAAAAGCACGATATTGTGTTCCGTTAGGATACACTTTTACTTTTGTAGGATTATATCCAGCAACATCAACAGATGCAATCACATTTTTAATTACTTTATCTACCTCTGTAATAGTAGATGCTGTTACATCATTATCTTGTCCTAGTCTTGACATGAAAGTTTTCATCATACCATCTAGTTTACCATTAATTCTATCTGCAAGTGTATACTTTGCATTTAGTGTTGCAAGGTCAACAGATAATTGTAAGTCTGGCGAACTTGACGAACCAACAGAGTAAATAACATTTTCTTTGTTAGGAAGTTTTTCATACCAACTTGGAACTACCTTAACTGCAGCTTTTACTTTCTCTGTCTTGTATTTTACCATTGGTGTATTAACAAGTTTTGATGGGTCTGGGTTTTTTGCACAAGCACCCAATCCAATCATTAGTGCCATTGCACCAACTCCATAATATTTATTCATTATTTTAGGCCCTCCAGAACCTCTATTGATTTATCTACTCCACCAGAAGTTACAAAAAAATCTAACATCTCTGGCAAAATGTTAAACTTTATTAATATCACTCCGATAATAATTCCAAAAAAAATCTTAAACAATTATATCTCCATATTTTAATTACTACTATACAACAAACTTAGTATTTTGTCAAGTCTATTTGGATTAGAAGTTGTTGATTGTATATAATCATATGTGCTGACAACAGGCGGTCTAACATATTGTATTTCGTCTGTTACTATAGGTTTTAATATAAGTATAGGTTTAGAACCTTTACAAACATACTCTGTTTTAGATGATAATACTTTTCCCTCATCATCTAATTTTATTGTTTGTCTATATTTACAATCTTGTCCAAATGCACTTTTGCCTGTAATTAAACCACCGACAAAAGCTAGAGTCCATATAATAATGGAAACTCTAACAAATGTTTTCATTTTATCCTCTTAACTATAATGCATATCTGCAATATCTATGCATTTATCCATAACATCTTCGTAGAACTTTTCTACATTTTGTTCTTGAAGTTTTTCTAATTGAACATCATCTAGTTCTTTTCCAGATGAAACAAACTTTGCAGAATCAATATAAGCATCAACAAAGTCTGGATAGTCTTTCATATCAAGGCCATCAACCTCAACATCTGTTACTTCTAAATTATCTAATTTATATGTCATATTAACCAAACTCCCTTTCAACTATTCCATAATTTTCATTAAATCCACCCTCATCAGTAGGTGTATCAAGACACTTTTGTGCCTCTTCTTGAGTCATATACTCTGTGAACCTATCAAATGGTTCTACAAAACCATCTGTCCTACAAATCTTACCGACATACCAACCAGCGGCAGATGCCATCACTATTGGTTCAGAAACTTCCATTTCCTCTCCATATACATTAACTTTGTTAAACTCAATGTCTTTAATATTTTTCGCAATTTTCATAATTTACTCTCTCTTTTATTAATTACACTATTAATATAC